AAAATCAAAGAAACCTTAGAATTGGCTAACAGCAACAATTATGATGATGATACATGTAGCTTTATGGCAGAAGCAATTTTGCGTACAGCACATTCTTCCTACTCAGAACGAGTAAGCAGAATCACCAAACTAGCTGGCGAATCAAGGGATCTAACTGTTGAAAATTCAAGAATGAATGATCCTTATATTGAATTTAAGGCTTGTGCAGAAAAACTCTTCGAATCACTCAATCAACACGAAGAAGTAGAATATAAGATTTTTGCAGACCTTTACAAAGCACTTCATGAACTCAACATGGCAGCAGCATCTGCTAATGACGAAGCTACTAAAATTGAAACTACCGAACTTTTAAACAAGTGCGGAGCAATTTTAAACAACGAAGAAAGACCTTCATTGGAAGTAGCTGAAGAAATTGCTACCTATATCTCTGATATAGTAGAAGAAGGCTCCGAAGAAGAAGGTGGAGACCAAATGGGCATGTACGGCAAAGACGCACATGAAGACATGTTGGGTCAACATCCTTTCCTCAAGTGGAACGCAAAACAAAGCAATACAGCAGCAGAAATGAATGGTCCACATGATGGAACTAGAGGAAGCGATGGCAAATCAGTAAGCAAAGAACTTGCTAACGAAATCGGATCTAAGGGATTCGGAAGCCATACCGATAGCGATACATATCCAAATGTTACCAATCCATACCTTCTAAAGACCGACAAGGCCACTATGAAGGGCGAAAAAGGCGTAGATGTAGATAATGGCGGATTTGGCGAAATAGAAAATAGCGACACATATCCAAGCCTAAAGAACCCCTACTCCCTTGGTGGAAAAAAAATGGACTAAATAGCAATTCGATGAGTCATGGGCAACTACGACTCATCTCTAATTTAAAAGGAGACAAATGAACGATAGATTATTAGTCGATTGCTGCACCAACGGTGGGATATTTTTAAACCTTAATGAATCTACTACTACAAGAGGATTAACTAAGTTTGAAGGAAAATTCCAAGAAGCCGAAGCAATTAATAAAAACAAAAGATTGTATCCATTTTCAGTATTATCTGAAAATATCAAAAGCCTCAAAAGTGTTATAGAATCAAGAGGACTGGTCGGAGAATTAGACCACCCAACTGACTCTATTATTCATTTTGAAAACTCCTCACACATAATTACAAAATTATGGTGGGAAGGTAATGTGTTGATGGGTCAAGGCGAAATTCTTAACACTCCATGTGGTAAGTTGCTCAAAAGCCTGATTAACGATGGTGTTCGTGTAGGTATAAGCAGCCGAGGAGTTGGAAACGGCAAAGTGAATGAAAATGGTATTCTGGTAATTGGTGAAAGTTATAAATTAATTACTTTCGACGCAGTTGCAGACCCAAGCACTCACTCTGCATTTCAACAAAAAATCGCTTCCAAGAAAGAAAATTATGAATGTGTAGAAGAAATTCAAAATAATTCTACAAAAAGCCAATCTTCAAGCATACATAGTGTTAACAAAGAAGCATTAATAGCTTGCTTGGGTGGTCTTATTCAACAGGAAACAAACTGTATGAAAAGAAAAATTTAGAATAAAAATTTTAAATATCTAAATTGGTTTAAGATATGGAAAAATTAAGAACAATAACAAACTCAAAGAAGAGAGGTTATGATAATGGATAAAATTTTAGAAGCACTCAAAAAGATGTTGCCAGAAAATCAAATCAACGAAGTAGCAGACGCTATCAAAGGTATGCTCAAGCAAGCCAAGGTTGATGTTGAAAAAGAATACAATTCTCGTTTAGAGGAAGCATATTCTGAACTTGCTAAAGAACTCACCGAAGCAGAAAAAACTGCTGAAAATGGGTACGAAGAAGCATATAGAATCATCGGTGATCTCCGTGGTCGTCTTGACATACAAGGTCAAGAATACCAGAGCGCACTCGAAGAAGGATACGAAGAAGCATATCAAATGCTTAAGTCAGAAAGAGAAAAGGGCGGAAAAATTGAAGTTGATATGTATGAAGAATACGATAACAAACTCAATCAAATGAAATCTTATATCGTTGACAAAGTAGATGAATTTCTACAACTCAAAGGTTCTGAGATTTACGAACAAGCTCGTCGTGATGTTCTTTCAGACCCCAGACTTGCAGAACATAAGGTCACCTTGGACAAAATTATCAATATCACATCTGATTATATTTCCGATGACAATATGAATGCAATAAGTGGTAAGAAACTAGAAGAAGCCCAAAAAACACTCGATGAACAAAAAGGTCAGATCAAAATTCTCGAAGCTCGCAGCATTCGCCTTTCAACCGAAAATACTAAATTGAACGAATCTGTAAGGTACGCACAAGATGTTATCAATGAACAAAAAAAGTTCGCTGTTAACTCCAGAAAAGAAAATATGATTTCTGAACAGAAAGAAAGAACACAGAAAGCAAAGAATGTAACGGGGAGAGGACAAACTTCTACGGAAGAAATTGTAACAGAAAACGCCCATACACCTAGTCATGATATGGAACAATTGTTGATCCTATCTGGTGTAAAAAAGGCCCGATAACTAACTATAGCTCTATAAGAGAGGAATTTTTAACATGAACGCTAACGCAAAGTTTTTAAACGAAGCTAAGGAGTTAGAAGGACGCTGGTCAAAGACTGGTCTTTTAGGTGGTATAGAAGATCGCTATGTTCGCTCCGCTACTGCTGTGCTTCTCGAAAATCAACGACTCATTAATGAAACATCTACCGACACCGCTGACATCGCTCAGTTCAAACGAATTTCGATTCCGTTGGTTCGTCGTATTTATCCCCAATTAATCGCTAACAAGATCGTATCTGTTCAGCCATTGCTTGGACCTACTGGTTTGGTCTACTATCTCCGCTTTAGATACTCTTCTAACAAGGGTGCTATTCGTGGTGCAAATAACGCAGGCTTCCCATCCGATGACGCAAATTCATTGCAACAGTTGGCTGACGGTACTGCTAATTTGGATATTTTCTATAGCAGCCAATTTGTTCAAAACGAAGTAAGCTCCACCGATGACGGTGCAGACGCTACCTCTACCTTCAATCCTTTGGAACACACCCCTGTATTGGCTGGAACCATTACTGGTACTATCTATGATGGCACAGTAGCTATCCAAACTTTCAGCGTAAATAGCTCTGGAACTTTTGTGTTCTCTGATATCGGTACCCCAAGCCCAAAAGTAAATGCAGGTTCTGTAGTTACCACCACTGGTGAAATCACCATGACTTGGACTGGTGGCAATCCCGGTGAAAACCATATCGTTCTTTCTTACGAATACAATATGGAATGTAATCAGGACCTTCCTGAAGTTAACTTGGTAATCGAATCAGAAGAAATCGCTGCTAAGACCCGTAAACTTAAAGCAGTATGGTCTTATGAAGCTCAACAGGATCTACGATCCCAGCACAATCTTGATGCTGAAGCTGAATTGACCGCTGTTCTTGCTCAAGAAATTAATCTTGAAATTGACCGTGAAGTTATTACCGACCTTCGTAACAACGCAGGTACTGTAAGCGCTTGGGATTATAATACTGCACTTGGTGAAACCATCAAGGAAAAGTATGAATCCCTTTATGTCAAGATCGTAGAAGTTTCTAATGTTATCCATCGTAAGACCCTTCGTGGTGGTGCTAACTTTATCGTTACATCTCCTGAAGTTGCTTCGATCTTCGAAACCGCAACCGCTGGCTTCGCTCCTGCTCCTAGTGAAACCTTCACTAGCTCCTTGGGCATCCAGTATGTTGGTACTGTAAATAATCGTTACCGTATCTACAAAGATCCTTTGTTCCCAACCAGTCAATTGTTGATGGGTTACAAGGGCGATTCTTATATGGACTCAGGATATTTCTATTGTCCTTATGTTCCACTTACTCAAACCCCTGTTGTTCTCGATCCAGAGAGCTTCTGCCCAAGAAAGGGTATTTTAACTCGGTATGGGAAGAAACTTCTCCGAGAAGGTGCGAAATTCTATGCTCGCTTGAGTATTGCTAATTTCGTTGTATAATTATAACCTTTAAAAAAAGGTGAAAACAAAAAAAGTCTTCGATGCAAATCGAGGACTTTTTTTTATTATCACTTGAATTAAAAGACGATTTAGTCTACCATATATAAAGTAAAACCTTTTTAGGGGCAGAATATGGAAGACATTGTTTTGATTATTTTAGATGAAATCAAACACGAAAAAAATTGGTTGGCAGACTATCTCAAGGAAAAAAGACAAATTTGCCATCGAACATTCGTATTCTTTCCACATGAATGGTCTAAAAGAAAAGATCAAATAAATAGCCATTTAAAATCTTATAAAAGTTCAGCAACAACATGTTTTGCTAGAAAATGCACAGTAAAGCAAATAGACAAAAAAATCATGCGTATGTTTTGCGATACCTATCACATACAAGGGTCCAACACGCTTGCCATAGTATGCTTCGGAATATTTTATCAAGATGAATTGTTAGGAGTTCTTTCTCTAGGAAGACACCATCGTAACAAAAACGAGACCATACTTGATAGAATGTGCTTTAAATCTGATGTCCGTGTGGTTGGTGGAGCAAGTAAAATGTTCGCTATGGCTGCAATATGGGCTGGAGAAAATCTTGTAGACAAAATAACCAGTTACAGCGATAACAGGTATAGCCTTGGAACAGTATACGAAAAAATTAATTTCAAGTTAGACAAGGAACTGCCACCCGACTATTTCTATGTTCACAAAGACGACACTAACAAGGTTTACAGCAAACAAAGCCAGAAAAAAAGTGATGTTAACTGTCCAAGTCACATGACAGAGAAACAGTGGGCTTTAGAAAGAGGATTACTTCAAGTTTTTGATGCTGGAAAGAAAAGATGGATATATGAAATTAAAACTAACTTAAAAATAAAACTAATCAACAGAAGAAAAGGATACTACAAGACAGTAAAAGCAATTCCTAATGTGATTTATTATCAGTCGAGTTACGAATTGAGAGCAGCTGTATTGTTAGACAATGACAGCAATGTAGACTATTACAAGACTCAAATCAGATTCGATGCCAATGGAAAAGAAAGAATAATGGACTTCATGGTTACATACATCAGCGGAGAAAGATGTATAATAGAAGTCAAGCCAATCAGAAGATTATATGAGTTTAGAGATCAAATAGAAGATAACAGATTGATGGCAAAAAAGAGCAACTGTAATTTTCTAATTTGGACAGAATCTGAACTTGGGTTCAAATCAGAATACTTTGCAACAAAGTGGGCTGACGAATACATTAGCAAACTTCAATCACTTGATTTCGTTCAAGAAAGAAAAGAAAACAATCTAGCCAAAGCGAAAAGACACTATGACACCCATATTGCCAATGACAAGGTTACTCTATTCTGCTCTTTTTGCGAAAAGGAACATACTCCACTACGACTTACGCACGACAAGAACATAGCCAGAAATGGTCGTTACATATGTGAGCGAGAAGGAGGTAAAATCGCAGGAAGCAGACCGAAGCCACACTTGAGAAAAGACAATCCACATGCAGCTGAAGGAAAGAAGGAATGCATTAGTTGTTTGCAAATATTGGAATTTAAACTTTTTTCTCCAGACAATACAAAATCAGATGGATTATGCAGATCGTGTAAGACTTGCAGATCTACAAAAGCAAAAGAAAAATACAAAAACAAAACAAAGTAAGTTTATTAACTGATAAATAACAATATGGGAATTGTATCATTTGATTTTGATGGAACATTATGTTGCGTTGATCAGGATGGTAATAGCTTATTGAGAGCTAATCCTAGATCTCTTACACTATTTAATAAACACAAGAACAAACAAGATAAAATTTACATAATAACATATAGAAATCCAGAAAACGAAACTGTCGAATATAAGTCTAAAAATCCAAGCAGAATTTTAATACAAGAATTCCTAGACGAACATGGATTATCTGTTGATGGAATTTTATTTACCAACCACGCATCGAAACTTCCTTACATCACAAGTATAAACGCATCAAAGCATTACGATGACTGCTATAAAGTTTTACAAGAATTAGAAAATACAAAAATCGAATTGATTTACATAACTCCAATCGTAGTAGTGACTTAAAAAAAACAATAAATTTAGACACCAGTAGTGTTTACATACTGTAAGCACATAAATTTGTTTGCTCATGATGAACAAACAAAGTACAATTCTTCATACGAGGTGTAATATGGCAACAACAAGATGGATTGCACAGAAAAACAAATTCTCTTGTGGTCCAGTTGCTGTATTGAATGTGTTAAAGTGGCTAGAAATAGAGATTAATTACAATAAAGATTATTGTAAATATAAAAGAAAATGTAAATGTACAAAAGATGGAACGCATCAACCATATTTTGAAAAAAGCCTAAATAGCATTAGTGGCATCGATGTAAAATGTAAAAATTTACCAACTATAAAAGAAATAGAAGATGCTTTAAATTCAAATCATATAATAATAATGAAATCAACATTTATGTTTGATTTCAAGAAGATAGAAGGTCATTTTTTTATAATAAGCGAAATGACTGAAACAAGTTTCTTTTGTATAAATGACATTTATGGGCAACATACATGGTATGACAAAGAGGTATTTGCACAGCATTACTTGCAATATCATAAAGGATACTGTGAGGCATGTGGAACTTCTAAATTATGCGGAATATCGCCATATGCTTGGTTCGTTAAGAAAGTCATGGTTTAGAGTCACATTAGAACGCCAATACATAGCCTAAAACAAGAAACAACAAAATATATGGTTCATTACTCAAAATAAGCAGATATATCGTTTAAAGTGGCTTATTCAAACGAAACCCATTTATTTGACAATAAGTCTTTTTTTAGTTCCTTCTTTTCTATCTTTAGACCCTTCTTTGAACCCTTCTGAGTATTCTCTTTGATTATTGAGCCTTGCGTTTACTTTTGAATTGTTAATAGCATCGTTATACCCATCATTAAATGTGACTGAAACGACCAAAGGCATTTCTGCTGGTGGTTCAATTACTTCGTTTTCTTGAAGGGGTTTTTTGTTTTTTGCGACACTATTGTAAGTTGGAATTGTGTTAAATTTCTTCCATGCGTTGGTTTCTGCTGTTTCTTTTTTTTGGGAGCATCCTAATACAAACAGAGAGACTATTACTGAGGTTAAAAATAAATGTTTCATTTTTTCTCCATAATTGGAATACATTTTACCATTATATATTAAAGTTAATTTAAATTTTAATATATTCATTTTGAAGGATTTGAATTCCACCAAGACGAAATTGAATTATAAGTTTTTTTAAAAAACACTCCAATTGACAAACTAAAAATAAATTTAACTATCTCTATAAGAAATAAAGATGTTAATGTCGCAGAATCAAAGAAATTCTTTTTTCGCATGAGGTATTTATGGATGAAAAAAAATTTATAGACTTAAAAAAAGAAATAGAAGAATATAAAAACTTCGCATTTAATAAAAACTTTTTTGAAATTGCCTTGGCTGTCATCTTTACGACAACTACGCAAAAGTTTACAAATAGCATATCTGAAACAATAATTATGCCTTTTATAAATTTTTTAATTCAAGAAACAGAAGGTGATTGGCGTAAATTAATATTCAATCCTACAAAGGGGTTAGAAATTGAAATCGGTAAGTTTTTGGCATCCCTTATAGAATTCAGTATAACTTCATTGGTTTTATTT